AGATGAGAATTTGTTGAAACAGATACAATCAGAACCTAAACCTGAACCAGTAGTTGATAGCAAGATAAGTTGTGCTAAATACACCATTGAATTCAGTAACCGTGCTACTGCAAGCGTTACATTCAGGAAAGAAGAAGATGGTTCTTGGACAGCAATGAGAGCATCTAAGAGATTAAACTGGATGTTACAACCTAAGAGAACTTGGGATCGAGAATGGTCTGCTGATGATAAGACTCCTAGAAAAGAGATAAGTTCAGAACCTAGATCAATCAAAGAACTAAGAGACTTTGTATTAAGTCACAAACATCAGGTTGAGACATTCACCATAGATGCTTAGTTGTTAGCACAGTGGGCATTCAATAGAGTGCCTACGATGCTCGCTATTGAGCTTTAACATAAACATATGAGGACATATGCATTTTAACTTAGATGTTGATTACAGGTTATCTCCTTCTTTAGATCATGGAGGAGAATTTATGTATTCAGATGCAAGTGATTGCTCTACATACAAACATCCAGAGATTCATTACAGAATGCTGGAAAATCCTAAATCAGTTCGTGTAATTAATCATATTCCAGCAGGAAATGTACAGAATCGTTATGAGGATATTGAATTCATGATGAAGTCATTCAAAACCTATGGAGAAATGCATCCAGAGATACTTACAGAGGATGCAGATCTAATTGAATTAGGTCCAGAGGCTTTATTCCCTAAGTGGATGAATATGTCGAAGATGGACTTTGTGAACATTAAGACAGGTATTGAAGATCGTTCCGAAATCGGTTTGGAATTCGATCAGAAATACATGTCTATATATCAACATGAATCCAGTTATCACAGTTTAGCTTCTACAGAGGAATTTGATAACTATGAACAAGAGATGAAACAAGTGATGAAAGCTATTGATAAGAAGAATTGGGATGAAGTCCAGGCATTTCAACATTTAGACTCTCACCGTTATGAAATGGTTGCACAAATAGATTCACCATTAATGGACTTAGAACGTCCAATGCAAGGAGAATATTAATTCCCGGCAACCGAAACCTAGTATCCCACCATACTTATACTTCTAGTTGTACTCATCAGTCGTTGCCCACAATATCATGTGAATGTTTAAGGTTTTCCCCCCTTTTTGTGAGGGGGAAATCCTCTTTTTCTATGTAATTATTATGAGGACAGGATGACTCATTATGTTAAAAAACATGAGGGAACCATCGGAGAATGGGAATCATACGAATATCATATGGACCCAGAGGAACCGTTGGATTTTAGTAGGCTCGATTATCGGCTTCTCAGTGAGTTGGATAATCAGCAATTTGATTGTGATAGCACTTTCCGTGTTATCGATTCTATTCATTCTTAATAATAAGAGAGGTATCCATGCAATTAAGTCATGCAACAAGCGAGTTAGAGAATATTATCAACTCATTCGGAAAAGGTGTAGACAAAGAGAAAGTCGAAAAGAAAGTTAAATCTGCTGGTAGTGGTGTTTTACATGTTCTACAGCAAACTGGAACACTGGTAGTTAATGTTTCCATAGGAGCATTATATGGTATTGGAACAACATCATTTCTGATGTTTGTGTATCCATTTAAACTTTTCTATCGAAGGGTCTTTAAAAGACAGGTAGAAATTGCAAGTAAGAAGAAAATTAAAGTATAATCATATGGAGAGATTGGTAGCCAGAAAGCTATTGATTTCTCCATTGCTCGAAATCGCTTTTCGGAGCGTAATGACCGTTTTTGGAGCGTAAAGACAATGGATAATAACTGTTATTTTTGTGAACGGCCTTCATCAAAACTTTTTTGTTCTACAGGATGTGAACACGAATATGATAAGGCATTAAAAGAGAAAGCAATATGGAACGCAATGGACACATTAAATGATTACATTAGACATACCCTTTCAACAGTACCGATTACTATTAGAGATGAAATCTCTGAAAAACTTAGAAGTCTTGGACATCAAGACAGACAAGGAGATGCCAGTAAACAACTCCATTGAGTACAACACAGTCGAGAATATGGTTGTTAAAGCATATGACCTATTCTTAGAAATCCAAGAACTCTATAAACAAGAGGTTAATAAGACTTATGGCATTGAAGGCAATTCTGATATTCCTGGAGAAGGTGAGTATTTTCATTATCAAGACAATGTTTGGAAGTGTGTTGAAATTCGTTTGCCATTGCATGTTCTCGCATATAGAGAAGGACATGAGTCGAATGAAGTTCTCATACCTATAACTAAGATAGACTTCATAAATCCTTTTTAAAAAGCCTTATGGACCATCCACACCATGATGATAGTCATTTACCTGAATCTATAGAGAAAACACCAGAACGCATTGAAAAGTTATGTCACCAAATTGTTGACCAAATGACAGTTGATGATTGGAGAGAATATACTTGTGATGTACTGGAGAAAGAATATGAAAAAGACACAGAGAAGTTTGAACAAGATTGGATCGAATATATGGAGGAATAATGTTTTACAATAAAGAACCAATAAATGTTCGTGAAGATACTAACAAGCTTCTAGAGATGGTAGAAGACGAAGTATTGTCAAAAGACCAAGTTATAATGGCATGTGTTAAATACATGTCAGAATCTGATGTAGCTGATATGTGTCACATCAATGAATTCTTTTATGAAGAAGAGGATGAATAATGGCTAATTATAAGAACAATCATTCGCCCTGGAAGAATAAGAAATTCATTCCAAAACCTATTGTATCCAAAAAGAGATCTAAAGCAGACCCTGGACCTAGTTCAGATGATATAAAGGCTGCTACAGATGCTTTCCTGAAGAAAGGAGGAGAAATCAAAGTTGATTATTATCAATTAAATCCAGAACTCGTTGATGAAGATACATTTGTGTCTTCAGACGAAGAACTCAATCAAATACTAGAAGAGGCTAAGATATAATATGGCTATGATCGAAGGAAACTACGTTAAACTAGGTAATCCATTAAACTATCAGGATCTAATGGCAACTAGATCTTGGATGCCTACATCAACTAGATCTCATGTTCCAATTCCTCATCATGAAGTTTGGGATTTAGTCCAAGAAGAAGCAAAGAACTTTGGTTTTGAATTAGGAGATCCAGAATTTGGAACGGATAAGGATCACCAAAGATTCTTTGCCTTTGTAGATGCTCAAACAGATTTGATTCATCCTGAATCGAAAACATTTCTTGCATTGCGAAACAGCCATGACAAATCCTTTCCAGTAGGTTTGGCTATAGGTAAGAAAGTCAATGTTTGCAACAATCTGGTATTTGGTGGTGAAGTAACTGTCAAAGTTAAACATACAACCAATCTATTTGATCGAATCAAACCTAGACTTGCTACTGCAGTATCTAAATTAAGAGCTGTAGAAGAGATTGGCAATAACAGGATTGATTGGTACAAAGACTATAAGATTGAAGATCAGCAATGGGTTGATCATTTCGTATGTGATGCAATGAGAAGGAATATCATTACTTCAGATAAGATCAAACCTGTACTGGATCAATGGGATGAACCAGAATATGAGGATTTCAGTGATCGTACACTATGGTCATTGAATAATGCCTTTACGAATGTAATGAAGCGTTATACGAATCCTAACCAAGTCTGGAGCAGAGGAACTAAGCTTACAGTTCTATGTGATGCAACTGTAGGATTGGACACATCGATCCTTCTTGATGAAAATACAGAAGAAGGAGATGAGATTGTAGTCTCATAAGATTAGGGTGCGTTGGATCGCTTCCTTCATAGTATCCGAATAAAGGTGATCACTCTGGCTATATCTATTCTAGAATGGTGAGCTACGCAGATAACATTAAATTCCTGATACTAACGCACCCTTTATAACAATCATTTTATTAACGAAAGACTGACAATGAAATATATCGAACTTACAGAAAAGCAACTCAAGTTCCTTAAAAATAAAATTAATGTGGAACGTAAAAACATAGAAATTGAATTAAATGATTTGCATGATATCTATTATACACTCGTTTGCGACAAGACTATAGAAGATCTAGTACCAACACCAAAAAAAGATGATGTTACTGATAATAAGGAGGATAAAGATCCTAATCTTCATATTATTAAATCTGGATAAGTTTTATGTTGACAAGAGTACGTGTTTCGTTTACCGTACTAATCATTCTGCTATTGTAATGTAACAGAGCAGGGTTATCAGTACAACAAAAAATTTAAAGAGGATCATGGAAAGACACTTCAAAAATCTCAGGGAAGAGATGAGGTATTTCGGAGTCAGAATCCAATCAGTCGCAGAAAGTCTTAAATATACACAACCTTATGTTTCTCAAGTCCTATGTGGGAAACGACAGAATCCAAAGATTCTTGCAAAAGCAATGGAGTTATTAAATGAGCGAAAGCGAGATCTTGCTACAAAGCTTGAAGGAACTTACGCATGAAATCAGAGAACTAAAGCAAGCGATAAACGCTTTCCATAGATTCGATGAGAAGTTGGAGACTGCTCGTTTAGAACGAGATCGCAGTCTCTTTGATGTAAGAAATTTTTTAAGTAAGAGGAACAAAAATGCCGAAAGGAATAAAGTTCTCCGCAGACAATGCAGAGATGAGAAAACTAGGATTGGGAACAAGCGACTTTCCAATTCTGATGCAAGCAAGCAAGTACAAAACTCCTGTTGATCTTTGGGCAGAGAAAACAGGTCGTGTAGAACCAGAAGATCTATCCAAGAAGGATGCAGTCTTTTGGGGAATACATTTAGAAGAACCTATCCTAAGAGCTATACCTAAGTTCTTTCCAGAGCTTCCAAATAAGGTAAGGAAAGATCAGAGAACTTATTGGGCCAACGATCATATTTATGCTCATTTAGATGGTCGTATTGGTAAAGACATAGCAGAGATAAAGAACCAGAGTATTTTTCAGACATCAAGTTGGGATGATGGTCAAATTCCACCTTGGTATTATTGGCAAGGAATTGCAGCAATGCTTTGTTGTACAAAAGCAGAAGCATGGCACATCTTTGCACTATTAGGAGGTCAGAACTTAGTTCATAGAACGATCTATAGGGAAGACTGCCTTAATGATATTCAGTTCGCATTGATGCGTGCTAATGAATTCTGGAACAGAAACGTCAAGGAAGATGTTGCACCTGAAATTCAAAATGAAAGCGATCTTCGGATGGTTTATCCACCAGAAGCAACGCATGGTTCAGTCCTTATTACTGAGGATATCAAGAAGAAAATGGCGAAAGCAAATCAACTGGATTCACTTATCTCCAGACTTGGAAAACAGTCAAAGGATCTTAAAAGTGAAGCCAAGATTGCTATCGGATCAGCAGAGACAGTACATGATGGAGAAGGGAATGTCTTATATACGTTCACTTACCGAAAAGGAAAAACCACAGTAGATTCAGCGAAACTAAAGAAGGAGTACCCTGAAATCTATGAAGATTGTATTAAAGTTGGAAACCCATATAGAGCATTAAGCAAAAAGAAAGGCAATGATGAGCAGTAAAGCATTAGTAGCAATCAATAATGAGAACATTGAGAAAGCATTAATTGGTGGAGATTTAGCACCTTTATCAACTGAAGATAGGTTGCAGTATTATACAAAAGTATGTGATTCAGTAGGACTTAATCCTCTTACAAAACCATTTCTTTATATCAAGTTGAATGGGAAATTACAGTTGTATGCTGCTAAAGATTGTACAGATCAGTTGAGGAAGATTCATAACATTTCTATAGAGATTACTGATACTAGAATTGTAGAAGATATCTACCTTGTAACAGTAGTAGCTACAGAACGTAAATCTGGTAGACCAGATTCAGATATGGGTTTTGCAAAAGTAACAGGATTAAAAGGTGAGAATCTTGGTAATGCAATGCTTAAAGCAGTTACTAAAGCAAAGCGTAGAGTAACACTTTCTATTTGTGGCATGGGAATGCTGGATGAAACAGAAGTAGATGATATTCCAGACAGTGCAAAAGTACATGTAGAAACACCAGATGTTGTTAATCCTACTCCTCAATTGACAGTTCATTCTACTCCTGAAAAGGATCAATTAGATAAGTCATTCAAGGAAGTAAATTCAATGAATTCTGAAGAAAAACCTGAATCTAAAATCACATTTGATGAGCCAGAATTACCTGAACTTAATCATGATGATAAAGATGTTCAGGATTGTATAGATATAATGTATGCAACAGCAAAAATAAGTAAAGAAGAGTATGATCAATTAGCAGATAGTACAACCTTCCATGATATCTTAAAAGGGTTGGATAAAGGTTCATACAATGCAGTTTTAAAAGGTGTATCTTATAAGTCCTTTAAAGATGGAAACAAACTGAGAACAGTTCTTCAGTATTCTGCTGATATTAAAGATTACTTTAAGAAAGTTATTTAACCCAGAAAAGGTAGCCTTTGCCAAGTCCTCATGGCATTTACAAGATATTCTTGAGGCTACCAAAAGATGCTTATGACGGAAGTTGACGCTAATATATATATTATATTAATAAATAAGGTTAACTCTATACTAAAGAAGAAATATAGATTAACCATACAATGTAAAGAAAGACTTAGTATATTACTTAAGATATATAGTGCAGAAGACATCATCGGAGTAGCTGAACATGTTGCAAGAAAATTCCCCGAAGGACACAAATGGGAAAAGTGGTCTAGAAGATCAGAAGTCTTCTTTGGAGAAGAAAAGTTTAGAGAGTTCTACGATCAAAGCGAACATGGAAACTCTAAGAAAGAAGCTACAGAAAAACACAGAATCAAAGAAGCTGTTAGAGAAAGAAACAAAAGACTTATCATTGGCAGAGAACGTCCTCTTAGATCTTATTAAGAGATGTAAAGCAAATGCTTCAAAGTTTGATAAATCAAATTTAGGTCAATATGAAACTTCAGATAGACCCTTTGAATGGATAACAGAAGATGGAGTTCAGAAGATTAAGTTTTTGGAGATAGTACCTAGTGAAGAAGAAAAGAGTAAACAACTCACTGAATTCTTAAAAGAAGCAGGAGTATTAAAACATGCTTTTTTCACATTGGATAACATTGATAACTATAACTTCTTAAAAGGCTTAGATCGAACGCCACGGCATCTTTATGAAGATGTGAGGGATAACTACTCATTAGTTCTTTCTGGACCTCCTGGTACAGGTAAAACAACTTTAGCAGTAGCAATAGCTAAAGAGTTCTACCACAACAACAAGTCAGTGATGATTAAACGTTGGTATAACTGGCTTCTGAAAATGAGGGGTGTGTATCAAGATGATACTATAAAAGACATGGAACAATTCCTTCGCCCCTCCATTTGGGCTGATCTTTTATTCATTGATGAATTGAAGTCAGACAAGTCACAGACTGCATCTCAATTTGAAATAGAGCAGTTGATGTATTTGATAAGTGAACGACATGGTAATGAACGTCCATTTATCATAACAACGAATATGGAAAGACGAGAGATCAAGAACATATTCGGAGAAGCATTCTATTCTAGATTAGCAGATGTGGATTCATGCACTTGGATAGAATTTCATTTAGAAGAAGTAAAACGAAACTATATGCAAGAAGAGGATTTATAATGAATGGACAAGAATTTAGAGCTAGAAGAAAAAGATTAGGAATGACAATGAAATCTTTTAGCCAATTAATAGAAAGACATTATATTCAAGTTCATAGATGGGAAACAGGTAAATGGCCTATTCCAAGATATGCAATAATTTGTTTGGAAAGATTTGAAATAGATTATCTTTGTCCAACCTGTATGCAACCAAGGAAAAAAGAACAATGAAAGAAGAGGAATAAATGTATTTAACAAAACTTCAACGTAAAGCAGTTAAAGATCTTTTTGACAGGAATCCTGATGGTGCAACATCCTATCGTCAATTCCGTAAAAGAGCACATTACGGTATACCGGCTGATCATATTATGATCCTTTGGCGTTATATGTGGGTTGGTATTCAGTTGGATGGATATACTCATACATAAAGGAACAATGAAAGAAAAAATATATAATTTCCATTCCGATTGTGGACATGGATATTTAGAAGTAGACGTTAAAGAACTTCATGATTTGGGTATATACAATGAGATTACGCATTATTCTTATATAAATAATCAAAAAGTTTATTTAGAAGAAGACTGCGATGCTTCTTTGTTTATAGAAGCTTGGTCGGCAGAGAATGATAAAGAGTCAATGGAAGATAATCTAGAGTGGATCGAATGGGGTAACTATGCTCCTTGTACAGAATACTCACGTTTTATTCCTGAAGAACAATGAAAGAAGCAACTTATTCAATTATTTTTAAGGTTATTAAAACAAACTATTACGGAGATGAAGTAGAAAATGCAGAAGATATTATTTCAAGAGTAGATGTTGATGAGAATACTTATTTATACAAGTATCTTGAATCATGGACTGAATACAACATTAGTGGAGAACCAATAAGAAAGACGAATGAACACTTACAATTCGTT